TCTCTAAAATATCCGGAAGGAATGGAAAGTTACATTCGGAGCATTGCGACAGGGAGAAAGACGAAGGAGATTGCAGGACTGGTGTCAGCACATTTTGGAATAGAGTTCAGCGAGAAACAGTGCAAGGCATACAAGAAGAACCATGACATCATCAGTGGCGTTGACTGCAGGTTTGAAAAAGGACACGTTCCAGCCAACAAGGGAAAGCCAATGAGCCAAGAGCAATATGAGAAGTGCAGGGCGACGATGTTTAAGAAAGGCGATGTTCCGGCAAACCACATGGAAGTAGGCGAGTGCACACATACGACAGACGGTTATCTTATCCGGAAGGTTAAAGAAACCGGTCCACAATGGGAGAGGTTCGAGTTTGTTCATAGGGCAGTATGGGAAGAACACAACGGACCAGTTCCCGAAGGCAAGATGGTATCGTTCCTGGACGGAAACAAGGACAACTGCAACATAGAGAACCTGGTACTGATCGACAATGCAGAGAACCTGGAAATGAATAGAAACCGGTTGAGGTTCGCTGATCCGGAAAGAACAAAGACCGGCGTGCTGGTTGCAAAGGCAAGAGTAACAGTCAGACAGAAGAAAAGGAGAAAATAGATGGAGATTAAAGCGGCGAATGCAGAGGAGACGATCCGCTGCATCCTGGACGAGGAGAAAATGACCCAGCAGGATTTAGCGGACAGAATGGGGATTACGAGACAGAACATCAGCCAGTCTCTCAACCGAAACGCTAAGAGTATGAGATACGATAGCTTCTCAAAGATGGTAACAGCTCTCGGTTACGAGATTGTTGTAAAAAAACTTTAATAAAATACGCAAATTAGAAGTAAACCTATTGACAAATACGCAGTTGCGAAGTATAATATATACATAATCAAACAACAAATAAAACACACGGAGGTAGTGGTTATGTATAACAGAGAAGATTATAGAGAAGCACTGGAAGAAAGAGAGAAATGCGACCTGTATTCAGATGAATGGAGATTTTGCCAGGCAAAAGTTCAGAGCATTGCAACAGCTATGGTAGCTGCAGGTAATAACTGGATGGTGGGCGAAATCATCGACGAGCTTTACAGCCTGAGTGACTGCGGTTGTGAACTCACCGACGAGGCAGTTCGATTTGACCTTTGGATTCTTGAAAGCAACGGCCTCGAAGAGAAGGCTGAGGAAATGAAAAAAATGTTCTAGGTAAATTTTTTTACCTGCACAACTCGCAAATGAGTGTTTCACGTGAAACACAACACGCAGATGAAAGGAGCGTATTTGTATGAAGGAAGTATTAAAGAAGTTGAGAAACTTAGAGGCAGAAATGGAGGAGGCAGAGAAACAGTCGGAATACTGGATGCAGGAAGAACACCTGGATACGGAAAAATCAGACAGCTACGAAGCTGAGGCAGACAGACTGTATGAGGAAGTGTATAAACTGAGCAACCAGGTGGCAGATTTCATCGTAAGCCTCACTTCCGGTCAGATTGACAAGGTAATGGCAATGACGATGATGCGTCAGAGAAGAGAAGATGTCGAAAGAATCTTGGAAGCAGCATAGGAGGTGAGCGGATGTACGACTACGACGGAGACATGGGTTATTTTCAGAGACAGCTGGAAAAAGCCGGAATCAGCCAGGAAGAGGTTGATATGAATAACTACGCAGGACTGACAGCAAGAGAGTTGCAGAGCATTGTTGATGGTGCGATTAAGACAAAGCAGATTAGAGAATCAAAGAAGGAGGCGTAAGGCTATGGCATCATTAGAGGTTAAGACAGAATGGGCAGTGTATAAGGATTGCTTCCTGCAGGTGGCAAGATACCAGGCCGATAACAGCAGGGCAATTGAGATTTGGAACAACGAGGACGGACCTATTGCAAGAATCACGGTATGTATCACAGGAAGCGGACTTGCAGAGGATGAGACAGTGATCGACACGAATAATTGCCCTTGGGCGATGGAGTTTATCAAGCAGCACGGTTTCGGGCAGGCCACCGGCAGAATGGTAAAAAGCGGTTACTGCACATATCCGGTAGTAAAGCTGGATATTGAGAAAATCGGTGAGTATTTGGAGGTGGCGTAATGGAAAGAGTGTATTTCAGCATCAATGAGGCCGGAGCAAAGACGGCAAACGATATGATGTCATTCAGCGAGTATAAGACCGGGAGCAAGACTGCTGGTTACAAGGCACAGGTCGATAAGGCATACGAGCTGGCAGAGAAGGTAATCGAGGCAAGACCAACCGAAGAGGAAAGAGTGTCGAAGCTCTGCGAGAGATATTCGAGACGACTGGCTCAGAACATCAACAAGGATATTCAGATCGGCATGATGTGTCCGTCAGTAATGATTTCCGGAGCAGGAAACTTCCCAGTCAAAAAGAAGGAAAAGCAGGTAGCGGCATGGGATAAGAACCATGCGGACTATAAAGAGGTTGAGGCAATCCTTGGAAAGATTGAGGCAATTTTTTATGGCAAGGACGTTATCAAGTCTGATGACGAGAACGCAATCGAGAAGCTGCAGGATAAGGTTGACGGATTGAGAGAGGACCAGGAGAGAATGAAGCAGGCCAACAAAGCAATCCGTATGAAGGACAAAGAAAAAGGCGATGCAACGCTGCATGACATGGGATATACAGACGAACAGATCGCCCAGCTGAGAGAACCGGACTTCTGCGGAAGAATCGGTTTTCCGGACTATATGCTGGCGAACAACAACGCCAATATCCGAAGATTGGAAGGAAGAATCAAGAGCCTGCAGAAAACGAAGTCCCAGGGAACACGGGAGAGCGAGAATAAGTTTTTCAAGGTCAAGGAGAATGTGGAGGCTATGAGAATCCAGCTGTTCTTTGAAGGAAAGCCGGAACCGGAGGTAAGAGATATTCTGAAAAGCAATGGGTTCAGATGGGCACCGTCGGTAGGTGCATGGCAGAGACAGCTCAACAATAATGGAAAATATGCGGTAGAGAGAGTTATCAGAGAGCTGGAAGAAATGGAGGTGTCAGAGTGAACATGAAGTTAGAACCGAGAAAGGCTACAGACCGAGGCGGCTGGTTGTGTATGCCACTGGTAATAAACAAACCGGAGGGAAAACCTGGTTGGAAAAAGGTACGTTGCCCGGAATGCGGGACACTCTGCTGGCAGAGACCGGAGGATGCAGGGGTTGTTAAAGCATCACACCTTGACGGTGCGGTATGTACCAAGTGTGCATTAAGAAAGGCAGGTGATGTAGTATGACGATTAGAGAGGCGAGTAAGGGAGTAGTTACATCCGGAAGAGAGACATATAATATCGGCTTCAACGATGGAGACGAGACACAGTTTGACGTTCAGAATCTCGAAGAACTGCGGGAATGCTGGTCGGAGTTCTGCAAGGAAGAAAAGGTTGATCCTGGATGCGTGGACTACGTGGAGAGGGTGAGTTAGTGGAAACTCTGACACGAGAGATAGCGAATGAGTACAGAAAGAGAGCAATGCTTCTGCCAGCAAACGGATTGCAGGACGTTGGCAAAAGAAGAGAGTTACGGAAAGAACTGCAGGCCAGGTGTGATTTAACGGAACTGCAGGCAGTGAACATCATCAATGGTTTTCACATTCCGGACTATGTGAAGATAGCGGCAATCAAAGCGGAAAAGGAGGCGCAGGAAAATGAGAATTGAGAAAGAAGGATTTGTACTGAACCTGGAAGGCACATGGTGCGAGATCTCCAATAAATACGGAGTCCAGGAACACGGAGACGTGGCAGTAAATGAAGAGGATATTCCGGAAGGATATGCAGAGAAGAAGCTGGATCAGTTCATTGGCACTCATAAGGTCAGAGGTTTTGTGAAGGCTGAGAACTGCGAGAAGAAAGTGGCATTCGACCCGGAGACTAAGGAATACATTCAGCTGCAGGCGGTAAAGACGGCAGGCGACAATGTATATGTGGTGCAGAAATTTGATAATGAGCTGGTATTTATGGGAGAGATATGGAGCGGGTGCAAGCACAAGGACGAAGTCCTGGATTGGATGCGCTCCAACTACGATGTTGAAAGTTGCTTGACGGCAGAAGTGTATAGAAATCCGTTAGGCGATTGTACCAATGGCGGAATATCTTCGTACCAAAGAGAGTTATACGTACTGGCAGCACAGAAAGGACCTTTTGAGCCGGAGGACATTAGACAGTGCGTGTACATAGAGAGAAGAGAAGTTATGGGTAAAGAGTACATTGACTGCAAGCCTGCATACTGCAGAAAGCGTTGGTACATGATGGGCGGCAATTTTCTCTATACATCAGACAGCAGATTTAAGGAGATTACAGGGATCAGCTACCCGATAGCAATTCACGACAGATACGAAGGGAGGTAGGCAATATGGTGATCGTTGGGTATTACGCTCACGGCAACAAGCATTATGTGGCATTCAATGAGAATGAGGAACGCCCGGACAGATTTATGATTACGGACGGATTTCACGACAGACCGGTAAATGAGCGAAACGTAGGCAAGTACAAGGGGTATGTCAAGATCGAGAAGTCTGAGTGTGACTTGAAGAAAATCATCGGACGCATCCGTGGCACAAGACCGTGGCATCCGCTGCTGAAATTGCTTCAAAAAGAAGCAGGGTAATTTTTTTACCCAGGAGACTCGCAAATACGAAATTTAGGGATTGAAGAATACGCATTTAGGAGGATAAGACATGGAAGCTAAAGAAATTGTGAATATTGGATTGGAACATATACACCCGCATCCGGATAACCCGAGAAAAGGCCTGGGAGATTTGACCGAGCTGGCAGAATCCATCAAGAAGAATGGAATCCTGCAGAACTTGACAGTCATTCCGAAAGAAGGAGAGCCGGGGGAGTACATTGCAATCATCGGCCACAGAAGAAGTGCGGCGGCAAAACTGGCGGGAATTACAGAAGCACCTTGCAGAATTGTGGAGGGAATGACTCATAAAGAGCAGGTATCGACAATGCTGGAAGAAAATATGCAGCGTGGCGATTTGACAATTTGGGAACAGGCACAGGGATTTCAGATGATGCTTGACCTGGGAGAGACAGAGGACACGATTGCAGAAAAGACCGGTTTCAGCAAGAAAACCATTAGACACCGTTTGAACATTGCGAAGCTGGACTCCAAGACATTGATGGAGAAGGAACGACAGGATGGCTACCAGTTGACACTTACGGATATGTACGAGCTGGAAAAGATTAAGGACATCAAGGCGAGAAATAAGATTTTGAAGGAGTCCACGGACTCCCGAGACCTTGCGAGACGTGCAATCAATGCTCAGAAGGAGCAGAAACGCCAGGAGAATATGAAGCTCTATGTGGCGATGATGAAGAAGCTGGGATTGAAGAAAGCACCAAAGGAGGCAGACAGCGAATTTTACACAGACAAGTGGGAACGTATGGAAAGTTACAGCCTGGATAAAGAACCGCCTAAGACGATGAAGTTCAAGGACAACGGCGAACCGATGTTTTACCTGGAACGATACGGAACTTTATATGTGATTCGCAAAGCAAAGAAGGCTAAGAAAGTGCTTACTCCGGAAGAGGAAGCCAAAAAGCAGAATATGCGAAATAAGAAGCAGATCAAGGCAATTCTGAAAGAAGCGGCCAACACGAGGAAGGCGTTCATTGAAGGTATTTTATCCGGAAGAATAAAAAAAGTCACAGACGAAAAGCAGGTCGAAGCGGACCTTTTCGAGCAGATGATGGACTGGGAGACATTTACAGGTCATAACAAGCTGATCCAGTTCTTTACCGGGTGCGATGTTTACAATGCACCAAATGAAGAAATAGAAGCAGCACGTAAGAAAATGCAGGGACTCAGTGTATTGCAGAAACTTCTCTGCCTGGTATCGGCAATGGTTGCTGACGCAGATTTGGTTGATTGGAACTACACATACAACACAGTCAGAGGCGAGAAGGTAAAGGCGTTCTACGGAATACTGGAACAGTACGGCTTCCAGTATTCTAATGACGAAGAGAAGGGCGTGATCGAAGGAACCAGCGATTTATATGTAAAGAAAGAAGGTACAAAGTAGCATGAAGAGAGGACAGATTTACTACGTCAGAAGCAATTACAGAGAAGAAGGAAGCGAGCAGCGGGGGGGCGGCCAGCGGTTATAGTATCAAACGATAAGAACAATGCGAACAGCAATACGGTCGAAGTGGTATATATGACGACCAAGCCAAAGACCGACCTTCCGACCCATGTATATATTGAGTCGGCGCTTAGACCATCAACGCTCCTGTGTGAGCAGATTTCCACGGTTTCAGAGGAAAGAATTGGAGAGTGGATTGGAGAGCTGACAGAAAGTGAAGTGGAGGATTTGGATGTCGCCCTGGCGATTTCGTTGGGAATGAAGAGTGAGTCAGGGCAGTTAGATACGGACACATTAGAACATTTGAATAATCTGCAGGTGGAACTCGACAAAACCAAAGCTGAGCTGAGGGAAGCAAAAAGCGGCCCGGACTATAAATTATTATACGATTAGCTGATCGAGAAAATGCTCAGCAGATAGAAAGGAGACACGAGATGTACCTACTGGAAGAAGATTTGAAATTTCCAAAGGACAGTTTCGAAAGTATGAAGTACCAGCCGTATGAGTTGAAGCCGTCATTCTCTATGAAAAGAGTATATCAGTGGTGGAATTATTGGTACGGACAGGTTTACATATCGTTCAGCGGTGGGTTGGATAGTACAGTCTTGGCGTACATTGTGTGCCAGGCGTACAGAAAGTATAAATTGGCCGGTAAAATCCCCCTGGTGTTTGCGGACACCGGGACGGAATTTCCGGAAATCAGAGAGTTTGTTAAGACATATACGGAATGGCTCAAAGAGCAATTTCCGGAACTTGATATTGAA